TTCTGGACCAAACTGCTTTGTCAGGTAGCCCGAGCCGGTCTGCATCATTGGCTGACCGTTGGCGTCCAGCATGGGCTTGCCTTGCGAGTCAAACATTGGCGTCTGACCGCCTAACATCCCGCCAATTTGACTTAGCGATGTGTAGCCAATTCCGCGATACGGAGCTTGCTGTTGATTGATTAGATCAAATTGACGTTGCTGAAGATCGGCAGCGTATCGAGCTGCGTCTGCCTGAGTATTTGCTGATGATCGCGCAGCACCAGCACCCAAAGCGCCACCAAGCAGACTAAGACCGCCACCAATGACTGCTGGACTAGAAATTAGGGCCATGAACGGCATGATTAAATTCCTTTGCTGATTAACACAGCATCAATTTCGTTCTTGTCTGTTTCGTCTGTTGCATGGATGCAAAACCATACGCAATCCTGCAACGCCTCAATCTTGTGGTGCGTGCCGGCTTTTATCTCAATGCACGCTGGAGCGTTGTAACTTTCGACAGAATCATCAGTCGAAACAATGACTTGACCCGATGCCAGTATACTCAAATGGGAATAAACGTGCTTGTGAGTCGCAGCAACGTATCCCCTAGGGATAAACATTTGCTTGGCATAGACGCCGCCTGAGAAATGATGCTCTACTTGTGGGTCGGCATCAAATCGGCCAGCAATCTGTTTTACAAAATCATCGACTTTCATTAAGTATACAGCGGTAAATAATACGTTGTACCGTCACAAACAACCGGCAACCATTTTGCAATGACTGTGTGAGTCCCAGTTGCTGCCAGATTGTTAACCGTTACGGTGCTGGACGTCGTAAGCGTGGTTGCGCTGACTGACGTGCCAGCGATTGATCCACCTGTAATTGCAACGCCGTTGGCATTTTGCGTAGCGATTGTGCCAGCACCAAAGACGTCGGCAATCGGAACCGTCGCGCTCGCCGTTAGCGGTGTCGTGCCGGCACCCTTAACGTAACCCGTAAGCGTGCTTGCGCCTGTTCCACCAGATGCCACATTGAGCTTGCCGCCCAATGTAACTGCACCCGATGTTGCCGCTGCCGGAGTTAGCCCCGTGGTGCCGCCATTGACAGAGTTAACCAGACCAACGCCAACCGTGATTGTTGAGACGTTAGGGTTTTGCAACCAGATCAACCATTCCCGCGCCGGTCTTTTGGTGACTGGATCTAGGAATGGCGATTGTGGATAGCGTAGATATGACGTTGCCATCAGTTCTCGCCCACGCTAGCTTTAAGATTGGCAGAGACAATTGCCGCTTTTACCGGATCGCTTATAGACACTTCCCAGACACGATCTCGGGCCATGCCGAGCCGACGCCAGATTGCTCGGTTTTGATACTTGCCAATCTTGCCGATGGTTGTCCAATGCTCGTTTGAGTAAGTGGAGCCACCGTCATTTGACCAGCGCAGCATCGCCTGTGGATCTTTACCTTGTCCAGTGCTTAGACCAACGCCAGGCTGGAATTGGATTTGCAGCTCCTCAAAATACTGTCTCTGAAAGTCGGAAACAATGTGAGGAGTCCGACGCAGACGCCGAATCGGATTACCGCCCTCGGTGTACACCTCGGTATCTACAATGTAGATCTTGCCGTTCTGATAGTCGCCAACCAGATTGTAGGTATTGAAAAAGGTGGCACAGTTTCCGCGATTGCGCTGGAAGTTATTCAACGGGTCCAAGCTCATCCACTTAAACCAGAGCTTTGTTGTAGAGTCATAGACCCAAGTGAGATTGGCTTGCGGGAACGTGACGATATACCACTCGTGTCCCGTGATCTGCATTGAGTAGGCAATAGCGTCAGAGACGTCATAGCCAATCAGCGAGTTCTCAACCGCGTGCGTTGACAGCCGGACAAACTGGTAACCGTTGATGGTGCCAATGGTCGCGTGACCAAGCAGATCCCGCGTGACAAACATAAACGTCTCAGCCCATCGCGCTACGCTAAACGGTGCATTGATGCCGTGCTGAATAAACGTGCCGCTGATCGGCGTAAACGGGAAACTGGCAATGGTCGGATCTGGTGGCGGTGACTCAACCCAAACCTCGGTCGTGTACTCGCCAAACAGGAATAGCTGCTGGTGATCAAAGAACAACGAGACCAGATTGTCTGATCCACCGTCTTTGCGCCCGTATAGCGTGCTAGTCGTATAAGCCGAGCCAGGATCGGTTACTGTGAATAACTGGCTGTTGGGCTTGTTGTAAGCAACGTAGCCGTTGGCGTAGTCACAAACCGTTGCATCAGCCCAGGGTCCATCGCTAGACAGTTGGGTAAACGTGCTAGTTGTCAGATTGTAGATATACCGCGCAGAGCCATCGGTAATGTAAGCCACAACGCCGTTGGCAGCGCCGTCGTCGGTCGTTTGAGTCTCGGTAATGCTAACGGGTCCAGACGAAGTTATAAGTGTTCCTACCTCGGTATATGACCAGTCTGCAAGGATGACGTAGAGCTTGTTAGCTGCGACCGCAACCATCTGGTTGAACGGGTTGATCGCTCGCATTCCACGCACGGGACCGTTTGGCAGCGTGACGATGGTGCGATAACCCGGAGTCGGCAGCAGCGCTATCACGCCTCGAGCGCCTTCGGGTTTTACTGGGTCGATTTCTGGATACCAGTTGATGCACTCTTGGGCATCCTGATAGATGGTCGGAGCTTCGTAAGACGCCCCAACAAACCCAAAATCAGCCATTACACAAACCCGCCGGTCAAGATCCAAGAGGCATCCTTAGCCTTGCCTGAGAACAGCACGTCAGGGAATTGAGCAACCATGCTTGGACGCATATTGGTGCGCTTGAGCGTTGCCTTGGCTTGAGCTGCATAGGCGTTAATCATCGCCAGTTGGGTCGTAGAACCCTTGCCGTACATTGGGCATAGACGCTCAGCCAAGCACCAACGCAGAGCCATTAGATAGCCCTGTGGCAGCGCTATAGACTCGTACAGGTTGCCGTAGCGCCGGAACATTGTGTCGGCAAACACGTGCATCTCACCCTGCGCCGGAGCTGGCCAAACGTAGATTGTTCCAAGAAGCTCTGCCGGCTGGTAATAGAGCGCTTTGGGCCATGGTCCGTTTAGATTCTTGAGACCAATAAGCTCGTATTGATCCAACCCAATGACTGCAACAGGGTAATCCAGCGAATTCTGCGAATAGCTTGGAGCGCCCGAAGATTGAGAAACGCGCACAAACGCGCTATTGATGCTGACTGGTCGCTGATAGCTGGCCGTGATTGTCGTGCTGGCAACGGTCTGCGATGTGCTGACAGTGTACGTACCAAGTTCGTTGATGTTGCCGCCAGCGCCCGAGTTGAATTGCACGATAGTCGTGCCAGATGCGATGCCCGTGCCAACCAGCGTCTGTCCGAGCTGCACCGATCCGCTTGTCAGCGCCGTGACGGTTAGCGTCGTGCCAGAGATGGAGCCGGTAAATACTGCGCCGACCTGACCACCTGGCCCGATGGTGTACTGCACTTGGTTCTGGACAATTGGGAAGATGATCTCAGTCTGATAGCTGATCATCATCCGTTCGTTGGACCACTGGTCCAGAATGTCGTTCAGCATATCGAACGCATCTTGAGCTGCATCGCTTGTTGGCGTTTCGCCGGCCTCGAGCGCCCCAATGTCTTTCAGGGACCGCGAGATGATTTCAATTGGCGCAGTCATGGTCAGTACTCAATGATTACGTAGCCGTTGAGCGTCGGAGGAGACGCCCCATCGTAAAGCGCTTGAACGGGAACAATGTTGGTTGTTCCTCGGCATTGGTTTGCCAGTGCCCCGTCAAATGTCTTGGTGATGTAGTTTGCTGAGCCAATTGAAAATGTTGAATTCAATGCAGAACCACCCGCCGGCCCTGGCGTTGATCCGGTCGGACCTTGTGCCGTCAGATATGAGCCAATGCTTGTGTTGCCGGCAGCACCACCATTGGTGATCGCAATTGATGCGCCAGGAGTAACGGTAATGAATCCAGCCGCAACCGTATAAATCACGGTGACGCCGTTTGAGTAAACACCGCTGCCAATTGTGGCTCGCAGCCGAGTGACGCCAGCAGGCACGGTAAACGTATCTGATCCGCTGGTGACCTTGTAATACAAGCTGAATTGCAGAACGCCGGTGCTGATCGTTGGCGTAACCGAAACAGCGCTGATCACTTCGTTGTTAGAGCCGCCAATCGTGATCGTTGTCCCGTCAGGACGCAACGCACCAATCTGAGCCGTTGTAGCAACCGGAAGCGCTGCACGCTTGATGATTGCGTCGTAGTTGAGCGCTGACGATACCGAATCGCGGTACAGGTAACCGCCACCGCTGCCAGGCAAAGATTGGCCGGTTGCTGACAATGTGCTGCCGACGTAGCTCAACCCCGAACCAACCGTGACGTTGCCAATACCACCAGACCCATCGCCACGCAGAATTGACGTGCCGCTTGTGATGCCCGTTAGATCATTGATGCCAGAGACGTTATCGTAACTGCCAATCGTAATCGCAGCAGCAGTCTGAAGCACAAATTTATAAGCCAACCCGACCGTCAGCCAAACCTCGTTAGCGGTGCGCCCTGCGGCATCCAGCACAATCGGATTGGCATTGGCAATGGTTCCCGTGTTGCTGGTATACGTCGCTTGTGGCGTCGTGGTCCCTGCCGTGTATGTGTACAACAGACCACCGGCCAGCGGTACTCCGAGATTGTCGAAGAACTGCCAACCAGCGCCAGCTAACGGGGAAAGTCTAACGGCCATGATTTAACCTTGGCTGATTTTGTAAGCGGCAACCAGTGCGTCATAGTTAGATCCGATTTGCGCCTTCAGCACGTCACGGATGCGGATTGACTTGTTCTGCTCAGCTTTTTCGGTGCGAACCAGAACGCGCAGACGGTCGCGGTATTGAAAATCGCCAATCTGGGCAACCTGATCGTCGCTCAGATCGTGCGGCAGATCTTCGGTTTTAATCGTGCGGAATGCTTCCAAGTCTTCTGGCCATTCGCCAGCCGGAAGCGCCTCAAGCATTGCAGCGTAGTTGTCGATGTTGAGCTGGTAGCCGTAAATCTCCATTTCACGGTGAAATGAATTCATGACTAGGCCAGCTTGCTTTTCTTGGTCGGTGATCATGATTTACCTTGTTTGATTGCTAAATGATACACAGCTTGGAACGCCTGGTGCCGTTGCCGGACTAGAATATGCTGAGCCAAAGCCGCTTGGAGTCCAACGCCAAACTGTAGTGTACGGAGATGCAACCGTTTGCGCTCCAGCGATTGCCGATGTAGTGCTTGACCAGTCAGTAGATTGCCCAGTTGCGTTAAACAACGGGCTTGCATACTGAGAACCAAAACCAGCACCCCAAGCATAAACTTTAACACCCGGAGTATAAGTGGTTCCAATGGAAATTGCTGCGCCACTTGGTGCAAATCGAACCGAATAAACCGTTCCACCAATAAAAGTGGATGGATTGGCATATTTTACGCCAAAACCAGACGGTGAAACTGCATAAGACGCTACAAACGGGCTTGAAGTGCTCCCCACTGCAAGATCATTGGTTGTTTGATTAAAAGATATGCTCCCGGAATTGTTTCCAAAAGGTGGCAGCGTTGCAGGGTTTGCATATTTGGTGCCAAACCCAGTGGCAGATGACCACGGAAACAACGAGATAACCGGCGTGGTTCCTTGGCTAAATGCCACTTGAGTATTGGTGCCGTTTAACGTGATGCCAGTCGATGTACCAGCGGAATTAAGCGCTGGACCATTGGAATATTTAGATCCAAATCCCGTTGTTTGATCCCACGCCCATGCCTGTGGAAAAGATTGTGCCGTCGCATTGGACGTCAAGATTGCATCAATACTGTCCGTCCAAGTAAAACCTGCTGGACCGCCACCGCCTGGGCTTAAAGCACTGCCAGGATTGGAATATTGCGTCCCAAAACCAACACCAGACCATTGCCAGACGCTGAAATAAGGAGCCGAAGTAAATGACGCTGATAGATTTGAGTTGTTGCGAACAAAGGAAACCTGACTGATTGCGTTGGGAATGGCCGGAGCGGTATAGATTGACCCGAATCCAGTGGTTGTATCCCATCCATAGACAGAGATTCTTTTGAGCGGTGTTGCACCACTATAAGCAATAAAAACCGATGGCGTAATTGCACTGCTTCCGGGAAACATCATTCCCAAAAAACCACTCATGTCACGCCAGTCCCAGAAATGTACCAAGTATTGACCGCAACCTTTAGCAACGTAGCAATGCCGTTGCTGGCCAATGACCGAGTGCCAGCAGATGCACTGTTGGCAAGCTGTAAGGTAACGCCAGACTCAGGAGTAATCGTCAAAGCCGTGTTATTGCTGACAATGCTGATCACTGTCCCAACGTCAAACCCTACCGATGCGTTGAGCGGCACAATGATTCCGCTGGTGATGTAGTAGTGCTTGGCACTATCAGACAAAACCAACGTGCCACTTGAGTTTGTTGACTTCGGCATTGTACGGAAGCCAAACTGGAAATTGCTGCCGCCGCTATCAAGCACCGTTGATGCGCTTGCCAAATTTGAAATGGTCTTGTTGGTCAGCGTTTGCGTGCCGTTAACAGTCACCACCGTAGCGTCAATTGAAATTGTGCCGCTGGTTGTGATCGTGCCGCCCGTAAGTCCCGTGCCTGTTGCCACGCTAGTGACCGTGCCAGCCGCTGAGTAGTTTGGAATATTTAAAATGTTTGATGCAAATGTCGCTGCGCCGGTTGACCCAACCGTAGTCAGCGAGATCGGCGATTGAAAGTCCGTATTGGCAGTTGCTGCCGCAAGCGCTCCACCGCTGCCTTTAAGCATTCCGGTGATGCTGGTAGTCAACGTAATGGCCGGCGTGGTAGTGGGATTAGCCACCGTACCAGCAAACCCGTTTGCACCGGCCACAGATACGGTCGTAACCGTACCAGTCCCAGCGCCGGCAGCGTAATTTGGAATGTTAAGCACATTGGATGCAAACGTCGCTGCACCACTAGTGCCAGTTGTTGTCAGGCTGATCGGAGCTTGGTAATCCGTACCCGCCGCCGCATTTGCCAGAGCGCCACCAGAACCGGCTTTTTGAAGCGCCGTGCCGCTCGGTGGAGTTAGGTAGTCCGTATTCGCCACGGCAGCGCTGACGGTCGTGCCATCGCCCTTCAGAACGCCTGTGACGGTCGTGCTGAGCGTGATTGATGGTGACGTCGATGCGTTTGCAACCGTACCGGCAAGACCATTGGCAGAAGCAACGCTGACGGTCGTGACCGTGCCGCTACCGCCACCGCCACTGCCACCAGCAATTGCCCTGAGAGCCATTAGAGTCCTTCGCCTGGGGTAATTTCAAAAGCTCCAGCAGCGTCAGCTTGGAACCAGGCATTTGCAGGAATGCCGCCAAAGACCTCAACCGAGCTAGGCAAGAACCCCAGTGTCTGCTTTTTAGGGCTTCCCGCTGTTGGAGCTGCAACCGTAATTGTTGGCGTAGGATTGCCAGGAGACGGCGCATACCAAGCTAGGTACTGCGCCGATGCGCTTGTGTTGCGAACCCGATAGCTCGTTGGGTTGTCGTTGTTGTTGGTCGAAACTTGCACCGGAGACGTGCCAACAAGGTAAGTCGGGCCAAACGGCGTAAATGGTGAGTTATACATTGATCAACATCCAAGAAGTTGTTTCTTCATCCCATTGATACCGCTCGCCGTCCGCTGGATAATCAACAGGAGCATCCCACAAGCAAGTGTTTTCGTTTAGCGTCCAACTTGGGAATGGTTGCGGAGGAATAAAAGCATCGCGTTGAGCGTCGTAGGTATAACCAATTCCAGCATAATTCTTCCGTATCTTTCCATTGTAGCTGGTTTGCTTCCAGTTGCTATATCCACCTGACCAACGAATTAAGAAAGCAACACCCATCATCTCTGATTCCGATCCGTCAGCAGCAAGCATCTCAATGTTGTTGACAACGTGAACTTCAGTAACAACATTGTCTTTGTCTAGTTTTGCAAAGTGAGCCATTTCTGCTCCTTAGAATGTAATTGATCCGTTGCCGGTCCAAGAGTAAACGCGATACCCACCAGAAACTGTAATCGTTGGAGATCCAGTAGTTGACGTTGCCGCTGCAAAAGTGTCCGCATAGCGAATAACTACAATACCGGAACCACCAGCTCCTCCAACAAATCCTGATGAAGATGGTTGCGATCCACCACCGCCACCGCCACCCGTGTTAGTTGTTCCAGCATTTCCAGCACCTGCGGTATTACCAGAGCCGCCAACACTTGATCCACCTGACCCAGCCGTCCCACCTTGATAGGTTCCACCGCCGCCGCCGCCAGCATAAAACGAAGATGACCCCGTAATACTAGAAGAACTTCCAGCACCACCGTTACCACCAGCAGATCCACTCCCATTGCCGCCTACTGCACTTGCACCACCGCCGCCGCCACCACCATAATTACTACCAGAAGAAGAACCTGTTCCACCGTTATTTCCTTGGCCTACAGTACCGGCTCCGGGCGTTCCGGGTCCACCGCCACCGCCGCCGCCACCACCACTTCCTCCGAGAGTCCCAACGCTTGTTTGTGCAGTTCCGTTACCACCATAAAGAGAAGTTATGGTTGAAAATACAGAGCTTGACCCAATTACTCCATTGGAACCAGCGGCACCGCCAGCACCACCAGCACCCACTGTTACGGTATATGGAGTGCCAGCAACAACAGAAAATCCAGTGGCGGTACGATAACCACCAGCGCCGCCGCCCGCGCCGCCACCGTTTGTAGCACCGGCTCCACCTCCACCACCTGCAACAACAAGATATTCGACATCTGTTGGCGCAGTTGGGCCAGAAGAAACAGCAACCCAACTCATCACGCCGCCGGTTGTACTTGATAAAACATATCCGTTAGCTGCCGGCAAACCCGTTGGCAACGTATACGCCTGAGTACCCGCTACCGCTGGCGCAGTCATCGTCACCGTACCGCTAGTTGCGCCTCTGTGAACAGTGGACGAAAATGACCCAGTGGTAAACGTACCTGCCGCTGCTGCCGTCCCGCCAATCGCAGGAGGAGAAGCCAGATAAGTGCTAAACCCACTCCCGCTAACAGTTGAGCTTGCCGAAAGCGTTGTAAATGCTCCGGTATTGGCTGTTGTTGCTCCAACCGTACCGTTGATGTTGATTGACCCCGTGCCGCTCAGGTTAGTAATCACGCCAGCAGACGGAGTTCCAAGATTACCGCCATTGACAACAACAGCGCCAGCAGATCCGGTATTGACGCCCAATGCCGTGACAACACCCGTTCCGGTTGTGACCGTTGCCGGAGCTGCACCAGCTCCACCACCGACAACAAGAGCGTTTGCCGCAAGCGCAGCGCTAGATGCCCATGCGGTCCCGCTAGAGAAATATGGAATGCCACCAGACGTGCCGGCAATCGTAAACGCCGGCGTTGTGGTTGGGCTGGCAACAGACACAATCCCGCCGGTCCAGCCGACGCTTGTAACCGTTCCAGAACCACCACCAGCCGGTGTTGCCCACGTGCCATCACCACGCCAGAAAGTTGTGCTTGATGCTGACGTTCCGCTGTTAAGGTTTGCCACCGGCAGATTGCCAGTAACTTGGCTTGCCAAATTGACGTTAGCCAACGTGCCGCCAAGCGTCAAATTGCCCGAGCTGGTCACGTTGCCGGTCAACGTAATGCCGTTAACCGTACCAGTACCGCTAACCGAAGTAACCGTACCGGCGCTTGCTGCTGGGGTCGCCCATGTTCCGTCACCGCGCCAGAATGTCGTTGATGATGCGCTGGTGCCTGAGTTCAGATTGGTAACCGGCAAATTGCCCGTCACGCCAGTCGTAAGTGGCAGACCCGTTGCGTTAGTCAATACAGCGCTTGCTGGCGTGCCAAGAGCCGGCGTTGTAAGCGTTGGGCTGGTCAGCGTCAGACCGGCAACGGTCGCTGCTGTAGCGCCGAGCGCCACGCTGGTCGATCCAATCGTCACCGATGAATTGGTAAGTCCAGCATTGGGGATCGTCGTGGATGCCGTCACAGCGCTTGCGCCGTTGGCGTACATATAACCAGTCAAACCCGTGACGGTAAGCGTGCTGAACGCGCTAGAACCCGACGCAGCGACCTTCTGCCAGGCTGAGCCGTTGTAGACCGCCCAATCGCCAACCGCCCAAGTGCTAATGCCGTTTAGCGTTGTTGAACCGGCAGTTGATACAACATAGTAATAACCCAGCGTGCCAACGCTTGAGGTTAGCGTCGGAGTATTGGTCGAAGCATTCCAGGTGCCTTGGTAACTATTGCTGGTCGTTGCAATCGTGCTAGCAGCAGTGATGCGCCCTTGAGCGTCAATCGTGATTTGTGGAATGCCGATGGACGTGCCGTAGCTGCCAGCGGTAACCGCTGTGTTGGCCAGCGAAATCGTGCCGGTCGTGGTGATTGGACCGCCCGTCAGACCCGTCCCGGTTGCGACGTTAGAGACGCCACCAGCGGTTGAGCTAATGGTTATCGTGCCGCCTGGCCCCGTGTCTGTCAGCGTGATATTTGTGCCTTGCGTCAGAACCCGCTCATTTGGCAGCGTGCTTGATGCGCTCAGCAGAACATAGCTATCGGTCGACCCTGCGCCCGAGCTAATTGGCTGGCCACCTGCGCCAACCAGAGTAACAAAATTTCCGTTAGCGTCGTAAGTCGCGCCAACTGGGACCACGTTCTGCGACGTGACGCTATTGACCTGATTCGTCTGTGACATTTTTTATTCCAAAATTAAAGAAAAAAGCCGACCCTTTGGAGATCGGCTTTCCTTCTCATTTGCCCAGATTAGGGCTGGAACGTGAGATCGTAACCGTAGACAAAAACGTCAACGGTGGCAGGGTAAGACGCTGCCGTGCCGACGTTAAAGTATACGTTCTGACCCGTCTGAGCTGCCGTGCTGTTGATCGTTCGCTGCGACACGACCGTGGAGCTGGTCAAGGCATTCAACGTCGCATTGGAAACGATTGCGGTGCCGCTTGCGCCAGGTGCTGGAAACACGCCAGCAAAAGGGACAGTTGCGGTACTCAGGTTTGCCGAAGCGTTAGTAACAATGACGTTAGAAACGCTGTAGCTGCCCGTGTTGAGAATCGGCAGAACGGTGTCACCCGTTACTGCCAAGCTGACTGACTGAGCCGATGCCAACAAACGCAGAGCCTGGTTTGAACCAAGCACCTGTGGATGATTGGCAACGGTAGTTGCGGGTCCCGGATTCGCCATGATTAATTCCTTAAATCTTTGTTAATTAAGCTGCGACTCGGCAAGCCAACTCTGGGTAGAGCATTGCCCAACCGTAAAGCACGTCAAGACGGCATGGAACCGAGTCATTGTTAATTGTGTACTGACGGACCACACGAATCGAAAGCCCCAGCTCTTTATCCGATGCACGTCCAGCAAACACAACGCCTTGTGGCAGCTCAAGGTCAGCACAAGCCAGCGTCTCTGCATTGCGATGCAGGATGATGTTCTGTGGCGATACCGTTCCGGTGTTGTTGAACGGGGTAACAACAGCCGAGCTGCTGGTAGCCGAAACAAACACGTTCTGGAATTGACCAGCGGTGATGATTGCAGGAGAAACCGTAACCGATGCCGAGCCACCTGAGCTGATGGTTACAGCCGAAGTCACAACAAAGTTGCGAAGACGGTTTGTGCCGTAAGGCTGGCGGTTCTGTGGGTTAACAGCGTAGACGTTAGCGATGGTGATCACGTCGCCCTGCTGGATCGGTGCTGCTGCCGAAGCTGCTGCAATGGTGATCGTCGATGACGATGCCCAGCCAGACGTCAACGAGCCGGTAAAGGTCGCGGTGTTGGTTGACAGGGTTGCAGTAGCGTAGGAACCAAACGTCTGTGAAACAACGTTCTGATCCATCTTCCAGCGCATACCAGCGCTGTCCGTGCCCATCATGCCCTTTTCGTACTGCTCGCTGATCTTTGCCGAAGGCATAAACAAGCCCTTGAGCGAATCAACAATGGTTGCAGACGTAAATGGCTCGACGATACAAGCACGACGACCGTCGCGTGGTGCGCCTTCTGAGTCCAGATAAGCCTGGCCGGTCAGGTAGGTCAACAACGAGGTAGGTGGAACGCCAGCGGTACCAACAATGTTTGCCACGTTGTTCTTGGCAAGCACTAAACCGTCACGGTCAATCTTGTTGGCGATAGCAGCAACGCCAGGTTTGATCACGCGATCCGAGAACATATCCAGAGACAGAGCCAAGTCAGCCGTACTGAATTGGGTATCAACGTGGAATTGCGTGGTCAGCGTGACTGGAATTGAAGTTTCATTGAAATCCTCAACCGACAGCGCTGGTCCGGTCGTGCCAATAAACCGTGCTGGTTTACGGACGTTAACGGTTGCGCCAATCTTTGCACCGGCAACGGCGAATTGATCGTCGTATTCACGGTTAACTTCGGAGGTGAACGTCAGTTCGTTCTCCAAAACCATAAGAGCTTCATTGGTGATCTTACTAATCGTAAGTAAGGTATTTGCCATTTTATTTCCTTCGCGTCATAGACGCATTAAATCTGTT